GTCTTCTCCCTCGGCCATAACTGCTTGGTCATCAAATACAGGCACTTCTACCGTAGCTGATTCGGCTTCCCGTATTTCCATACACAGCTTGATAGGAGACTTAATCTTCCCCTTATGTAGACAACCCTCACAGCCAGATGGGTTATCTTTCTCGAACGTGATACACAGGTGTGGAACTTCAATAGAGGCGGCTACTTTCTCCGTCTCCGCTGCGCTGTACCCATCGTACCTACTAGAAACTAAGTGAATGGCTTGCTCGCCGTCTTCCTCGCAGTGTTTAGCAATTGACAGTACATGGAGCCAATCGGGATAGGACAAATCATTCGGCTGCATGATAGCACGGTTAACTTGTCCACAGCCTTTACCCAGCGCCGTTGCAACTAACAGTTTAGAAAACTTCTTTCTGTAGTTGTTGTTTCCTTTTGCCCGGGCAATATCTTGTGTATCTGCGTCACTGTATTCTCTTGCAGTAAGAACTGGCATCACCGCTGGGGGTAGCTTGGTAGTGAACGTATCTAAATCTACATAGTCTTTCAGATCACCTACGACTTTGACATCGAGTGGAGAAGCGCCTTTAAAATTATGCGTATTAGGTACGCGTAGAATACGCGCAGCGTCAGCAGTAACAACCGTGTCAGCTTCTAACCCAAACGCCGAACATGCTGCCTTAAGCCGCTCTGCTACAACTACCCACTCCTGTCTAGAATATGGGCGCGTCAAAACCCAGTACACATGGAGGCCACGTCCTGAGTTAATTACCGCAGTACAGGGAGGTAGGGCGTATTCTTTTCTGAAGTTGCGAAGCGCCATAAGAGCTTCGCCTTGGGTCTTGTACGGCTTGCCTTGCCCACAGTCTAAATCCAGAAACAAAGCCTTCATCTGTAGAGCATTTTCAGCTTTACGCCCCTTAGTAGCATCTGCAAAAGTAGCAGGGGCGTAATAAGTATCAAATCCTTCTACATCAAAGTTGTGCGCAGCTTCTGCCATAGCATCCACTGACGTATAAAATTTGGGTATAACCGTGGTTTTTTCTTCCCCCTCTGCGTCTATACTTTTTCTTATGCCTACTACGCAGTAGTAGCCCTCGTCACCGAGGACAGTACTAAGAAACTTTTTAGTCTCCATAATTTTCCATACCAGAGAAAGGAGGGGGATACGGAAGTACCCCCCTGTAAAAGTTAGGCGTCGAACTCGTCTAGTATGCTTGCTAGATCTATGTCCGCTGGGGATTGCAGCTTTTTCTTTTTCGCTGCCTTAATTGTCGGCTCTTTGATTTCTTCCTCTTCTTCCTCTACTACCGCTTCTACAACTTTCGGCGTATCAAATTCTACCTTAGCTTTTAATTCTGGTATTTTCGGTATAGAAACGAGGGTACTATTTTCCTTGGGTTTTACACTTACGACAATAAGTTTTTCCGTTTCTGCATCCTGTTGCTTTGCCAGCGAAATCTGTAGCTCTTCCTGCAATAGCATACGAACGGGTTTAAAGCATAGCTTTGGCGTAGACGATTCGGTATCAAAACGTATCTCTGTAAGTACAGCAGCTAGTGGAGCTTCCTGCCCGTACAGTTGACGAGCATATGTCTGGAGTCCCATTTTCTGCTTGTTGTCACCGAATATGCTAGTAGCGGGTAGCGACAACTGATATGCGTGCCCAGCTTTTATACTGTCCCCTGCATCAGCAAGTAGAAGTGCTACACGCTGTGAGTAACGACAAGCGCGCCCTTCTCCCGCACCAGAGCCTTTAACATTTTGTGTGCAGTCAAAACATGTTTCTGATTGCCTGTCGGAAGCAGGTACATCCCTAGCAGGGCGACCAGAGTTAGTATCAGAAGACCAACATTTGGGAGGGTTAGTTTGTCCCACCACGTACTGACCTGAGAAATACATACGAGAAATTGGGGCAGTCTTAACAATAACTGCTTTAATAGCACGCTGTTCTAGTTCCCCAACCTCTTGGCCGTTAACGACCTTTCTAAAAACGCCCCCTCTAATACTGAGGCGGTTGATGCCCCCAGATTGTGAATGGCCTGTTGCATTAATATCGGGTTTTAATTGCACCAGAAGTTTTTTATACTCCTCCGGCATGTTATCAAACAAAGCTAACTCGCTCATAAATCTTCCTCATCGTTGAAGTCCAGTTCAAGTTGTACTGGCGCGTTTTGGTTATCATTAGTTGGTTCAGGAGCCTCTTGCTTCAAAGCTGCCACCACCTCTAGGATGTTAAAACGGTACGTATTGCCAACCTTGAGATAAGTCTCTTTTGGTATATACCCTTTCCCCACCCAATCGCGGATGGTAGGTACTTTGACGCAAAGATATTTAGCTAGCTCCTCGACTGGAACGTAACTACTATCACTATCCCTATTCATCGCTTTCTCCGTACAGTTACAGTGTATCTGCTCTCACAATTTAATCCCGGTGGTAGTACTTCGGGGTTGTCTTCAAGAAACTGTTTTAAGTTGCCCTGATGGATTTTTTTCTCAAGTAGATCAGGTACCTCGTGTTCAAGAATAAACTTGTTCATAGCTTCCCAATCGGATGTCCAAAACTTTTGTCTTATAGATCGGTAGAACGTGCCAGACTCAGTGCGTACAGATTCAGTACTGTTGTCAACGCAATGTGTTAGCAGGATATCCTCTATCTTTCTAAGCTTTAAGTTGAAGACTTCTTCTTCCTCGTGGGCCTTAGCGACCACTTCGTTTTTCTTGTCCCGTATCTTTATGTACACAGAAACGAGCCTATCGAGTGGTGGTGTGCCGCCCTCCATACCTACCTCCATACCTACCTCCTGTCTATATTTTACTTAGCTTACCACAGTTATGTTCCGTTCTGTTAAGTTTATTGCAGTTAATATCACGAGGCAAGTATATTTTTGTAGAGGTCAATCATTTCCGTATGTATGTTAATTCGTTGGTCTAGCATCTTATATATGTGCTTCTCTACCTTCGAGCCTACCAGTTGCACCACGGTACAGGGGTAATTCTGCCCCGAGCGGTGTACCCGAGCATTAGCCTGTGCGTAGGTCTCAAGCGAAGAAGTTGGCCCCCACCACACTATGGTGTTTGCTGCCGTAAGGGTCACGCCATGCGCGGCTGCTTGTGGTTGGATAATAAGAACACGGGGGTCAGGGGTAGTTTGAAATTGTTTAAATATCTCTGTGCGTTTTTGTGCGGAAACCTCACCGTTTATTATGGCGGTAGTTATCCCGTCGGCGCTTAGCTTCTCGGCCAGTATGTGGATTACATGTTTAAACGGAACAAATATAAGTACCTTCTGGCTAGATTCGGCAATGACTTCTTGCAGTACTTTGTATCGGTTCTTTATGTCGAACTCTACTGTCTCTCCGCTATCGGTATACACCGCACCACATGAAATTTGTAATAGTTTATTCATGCTTACGGCGGCATTAGCTGCGGAAATTTGTTCCCCCGCTGCTACTGCAACAAGTTGATCTCTCAAATAGGCATAGTACTTTTTTTGCTGGGCAGTCAGCTCTACTTCACGTTTAACGTAGGTCATCTCTGGTAGGTCTAAACATTCTTCTTTCGTGAAACGAATAGCTGGTTGGAGCAAGTTAAACACAGCATCTTTTGAGTTCGCTCTCGGTATCCATTTGAACTGCGTGGCTCTGTACATCACCATATCGCGGAACGCCCCAAAGAATTTCGGTACGTTTTTGGGGGCGACAAGTTTAGCTAGGCCGTACGCATCCAGTGGGGACTGAGCGGCGGGTGTACCAGTCATCAGCCACAACCAAGTTTCTGGTTTTATGACGCTTACCAATACTTTCCAACGCTTAGATTGCGCGTTCTTATAGTGGGTTGCCTCGTCTACAATGATAAGATCAAACCTGCCGTTGGCTACCTCTTCCCTTACTATCTCTACCCCATCGTAGTTAATGATTACGTATTCAGTATCGCTATTAATCACCTCTTGGCGTTTCTTTTTAGAGCCGTGCGCAATCTCTACAGTACGGTGCATAGCAAAATTAAATAGATCAGCTCGCCACGCAGAATCCATAATCGAGAGAGGGCATATAATAAGAACACGTTTAACCAAGCCTTCTTTCATTAGAAAGTCAGACGCCCAGATAGCAGAGCCAGTCTTCCCTGTGCCTTGCTCGTTAAAGCAAAACGCTCGGGTATTTAAGGTTAAGAACGACGAAGTTATTTTCTGATGCGCAAACGGGGTGTATCGCCCGGGCCAATCGTACTGACCTAGTATGGGGGAGGGCACGTCCTTTACATTAAGGTTACGCAGCACCCGGGATTCATCTACGCCCCACCTAACAAGAACCTCGTTATCGTTCACCTTCCTGCTATTTGGTATCACCGCTGTGATTTTTTCGGGATTACGAACCCGCAGAAGCAAGCCTCTGTTATCTATGATTTGCATCATTCTTACCTGTGGTTACTTCTTTTTGATTGTTTTCTTCTTATAATTTCTAGCGCGGTTCTTACTACTACTCTCTATCTTGTACCCATCTGCATTCGATCCACCCTTACTTAAGGCTTTTGTATGGCTAACGTCTTTGCCTTCGCGCTTATCCGCTTTACCGTTGCGGTTGGCGTCCTTACCCTTCTTATCTATCTCGCGTCTAGCGCGTTGGCGTTCCATACGGTTTTCCTGTTCGCCACGTTCTTTCTGTTGCTCGTACTCTTTCTTGTATGGGCGGGGCTTGTTCTTATATGGCATCGTTTAATCTCCTATCTTCTACCGTTATGGGGGCACTCAAGTACTATACAGTGCGCTTTACACAAACCTGTTGGTCTAGGATTCCACACGTCGTTATCGTAAGACTTCTCCAGCGTGCCGTAGGCAGTTAACCACTTACGCCACAGTTCTGGCTGGTTCTCTATGGTGTAAGTTTCTTTGATGAGCGCATTGCACACCACAAACAATAGCCCCCCCTTTACTGTTTTTATCTCGGGAAAATGCTTGAAGATACAAAGCGCCATCAACTCAAGCTGTCCCTTATCTGCGTACTTCGCAGACTTACCAGTCTTATAATCAAAGACTTTAGCTACCCCAGACTCCTTATCTACAATAATTAAGTCCGCTATGCCCCTATACCACGCATCTTTATCAAGGAACTTACACGGTTCAAGGTTCTCGGTAAGCCCCATCTTGTACTCGCAAAGCTTATCGCCTTTCATGTTCTTAAGTCTGTCTAACGTAGCCAGCGCATAGGTAAACCTAGGGTCTAGCGTCTCAACATCACCCTTAACATACAACTCTGCCGCTTTGTGGAACTCATTCCCATACAATACGGCTTCGGTATTAAAGTCTTCTACGTAATCCTTCTTAACTTTTAAGTGGTAGTACTTCCTAGGGCATTGATCGAACGTCTTTATACTGCTGAAGGACCATGTTGGTTTGGGTTCCATTCGATACAGTCTCCGTAATTTTTCCCGATCTCCACGTCACCACGCACTGGAAGCCCTTCGGCCCAGTCTGGTGTGTAACGCATACAAGAGTCTATGTAGGTGGCGGCTTCGTCAACCTCTTCGTCTCTAACACAGCATACCACAGAGTCATGTACGGTAAGTAGTACACGGTATCGCTTTGATATCATGAGCATTTGGTCAGACATAACACACCGCGCAATTCCCTGACACACGTTCTCTATAACTTTACCGCCGTATATCCTCGTCCAACCCATGCGGGTTTTATAAGAGAACTGTAGTCCCTTCTCTAACTCCTCGGCTTTGAGTTTGTTGTAGTACATCATAAGCCCTGACGGAAGTTGTATGGCGTTTAAGTTAGGCACTACGGTTAGCACCCCCTTCCGCCCCAGCTTAGCAGAGTAATCTTGGTACATGTTTGACAAAGCAGTTTGAGCCTGTTGCCATAAGTTAGTTATGTTCTCGTGGCTATCCCTATACACCCGTATGATTCTAGCCGCTTCCTTTTCTTCTATCTCTACCTTCATACCCTTTAACTGTTCGCGGAATCGTGTAGCCCCCATACCGTATCCAGCCCCGAGGATTGTCGTCTTACCAACGAAACGCTCAGTGCTACTTATTTCCGCTGAAGGTTTACGGTAGATAGCCGCCGCCATAATTCTGTATACGTCTTCCCCTTTCGTAAAAGCTGCTACCAAATCCTCCTGTCCCGCCAGCCATGCTAGAACCCGCGCCTCGATCTGTGCGGAGTCGGCTTGTATAAGCGTGTACCCTTTGGGCGCTAGGATGCAGGATTTTAGTACCTTGGCGTTCGCCCCACGACTGGGCAGGTTTTGTAGGTTGATCTTGTCCGAACCGCCCCACCTTCCCGTATGTGCAGCGTAGTATTTAATAGGTACGGGTAGCGCACCGCGCACACCTATATCAATGAACCTATCCGTACGTGTTTCCTCTAACGTACTCTTAAGCCCAATGCGGGCGGCTACTAAGGCTTGAACTTTAGGGTCTTCGTGTTCTTGCAATGCCTTGAACCCTACATCGCTTTTGGCGAAAGCAAATATTTCTTTGCCTGTTCGTAAACTTGTTTTCATAGGGGGGATAACACCTAATGCCTCCAACGCCTTAGCAAACTTAGGGCTAGACATGAGTTCGTCCTTCTGTATCCCGCACTCTTCCAACAAGCGGTCTTTCTGGCTCTGTAGATTATCCAGATGCCCCTCTAACTTATCTATGTCCAGCTCAAGCACAGGGTCAATGAACATACGCAGAGTCATATCAATTACTTTAAGCTCCTTCTTGGGGAACTTTCTATTGCGCATGAAGATATTGAACAGACGGTATGCAATCTCCACATCCTGTATGCAGTAATCGCCGTACCTTCCTAGTTCGGCTTCGCTAAACCCATCTCTGTGTTTCCCCAATGCGTGGATTACTTCGTCCCCTTTCTCCCCAACATCATACATCTCGGTAAGAACTTTAAGCGAGCCGCCCACTTCAACACCATGTAGCCCACGAGCGATGCAAAGCGTGTCAAGCCATAGCTTAGGTTGAATACCAAAAATCCAGCTAAGAATAGCCCCATCAAAAAGAGTATTGTGGGCAAGTACAGCAGAATTCTTCCAATCGTAGTTAGCGTGCAGGTAAGTTTTAAGTTCATTGTGTCTCCCACTTAACCAAACAGTTTCTTCGTTGTTAACCTTAATCCCCAACCCAATGACTTCAAAGTCGGGGCTGCGTATATACTGCTCGGTAGTTAGTTTGCTTAGCGAGAATTCCTTATCATAGTACGTCTCAAAATCTACTGTTATTATATTCACGCTTCATCGTCCTTATTAGTTATTAAGCCCCTCGATGACTCGTTCATTTCCCAATCTC